CATACCAGTTACCAAGCTTAGAATAATGCCATGTTCCGCTCAATTGAAAATCAGCGCATCTTAAAGAAAACCAATTATCTGGGGGATAAATGTCATCACAAAAAGTATCCCAGCCAATAACAGCCAAATAATATCCATTGTCTTTTAACGCTCCATTACCACTTGAATCTTGAATAACAAATGGCGGGGATGATACAAAATAATAGTTTCCTTTATCATCTATATAATAAGGGGTGGCTTCCGGTAAATCCCGTTGAAATTCAAGCGTAATTTTCTCATTTTCCACATCAAACGAATAAGCAACCATTTTATTTGGCGTGCCATGTATGGTATAAATATAATCCCCGATATTAAATGGGCAACCATCGAGCTGAATGCCAGAAGAAGACAACTTATAAAATTTCCCAGTTTCCTCAATGTATATGTAATCAGTATAATTAGAGACAGTAAAACCATCAAACAAATAATTACCATTAAGACTAAAGGGCATTCTCACAAACCATATTGGCCCAGTATTACCAGTTGGGCCAGTATAATCATTGAATCTTTGGGCTACAATTTCTCTATCCAAAATGCCCAGGGAAATATCTACTTCAGAACATTTTATAATACAAATTGGTGTGGCTTTATCATCACCGAGTAAAATATCAGTGGGAAAGACAGCTACATAATTTGTGTTTCCTTCGCCAAGATAGAACACCAGAACATCGCCAAATTCATATTCAGGCTCAACCTTCTTTTCTATTACTAGAGGCGGAGCATTAATTTCTACTATGTCTAAACCATAAAGGCTAGTAATGCGTATAGTTGAGCCATCGTCAAGCCTTCTATTAATCCAGCCAGTTTTTAAATCGGCTAAACTTAATTTTTCTTTCAAAATAAAAAGTAAACGCTTTGCTTCCCCCCATAGAGTAGCCGCTCTTTGCTTATCCCCAAACAATCTCAGAGAAACAGGCATACTATTTTTTGTGCTTTCTCTCTATACGTTCAACGAACAACTGAACCTGGTCTAATTCAAAATCAGCGCCATTTTTGTTTTTAATGGTAAAGGAAAAATAACTTGGCCTTATTCCTCTCGGAATTTTAACCCTTCCCACGCTTAAATCTTCAAGCATTGTGCTCGCTACAACTTCGCTTGGTTGCCCCTCATCGCTAATTAATTCAATGGCCATTAAGCCATTAGCCCGACCACCTATGTATAAATCTCTTGGCTTTACGGCATCAATTAGGAAATTCCCCAAAGAAATCTCTGCATCTATGGGAACGCCATTATCACTATCCCCGCCAATTTCATATATTGAATCATCGCTAATGGCATAAAGAGTATCATTAATGCAGGCAAACCCCTTAAATAGCGCCCAAGAATATTCGCTTACGGCAAATTTATTGAGATTCATAGCAAATACGCTATATTTAGCCGATTCCTTAAAACTATGGGCATAAATCCTAAACGAAGGAAGGCTTTGTAAAAGCTCTCCCACAACCAGAGTATATCCAAAAGAGCTTAGTCTTAATGCTGGTGTCTCTTCCTCAAGGGTCCCTATTGTGCCAGTAAAACCGTTAGCAACGAGGTTAATTTTTATAGACTTGTCTAGTCTAGCGACCTCGCCAGCAAAACCAGCAGCAGAAATGCTAATTTCGGGTAATTCCTCTTCGAGGAAACCACTTCTAACGGCAAGGCTAGCTTGGCAGATTATTGATAAAGGTAATTCGGCATCAAGACTCCCACTTCTACACTCTCCATAAGCAATGACACTTAAAGATGGCAGCGTTATATTTGCACTGCCATTATTGGGCACTTCTCCTTCAAGGGTTAAGCTTGCAGAAAACGCTTCTGCGTCGACAATAATATCCTCTGGTTCATAATTTAATGAAATACTAGCTTCAAACGGGTCTGGCTCTACGATAGCATCAGTTGTATATTCAATAGTAAGCCTTGGTCTGTTTACTCCGTCATAATCATAAGTCTTTATCGGACGATAGGCGTATCCACTGCTATCATTATCCTTGATGATTATCATCAAGGCATTACCGCTAACCCATCCTGCTCTATTTACAATTTGCTGAATAATAGAAACAACAGAAGGAGAGTAATACCAGCTATCCTGTGTCCAAGGCCCAACATTATTCCATTCAACCCCGGAGGTTAATACAAGAGCTTCGGCCTCTGAGTAACTAGTTGGAGCAACGGCATTATCTACATCATTACCATAAATTTTTAAATTAACCGTAGTAGAACTATTGGAATATCTAGCGGGGAGCACAAGATAGGCATTGAGAATGGTAGCCCCTTGGGGAATATTAACATTTGTAAAACGTAAAAAGGCCGATGCTCTTCTTACAGAAGTGGTTTTTCCTACATTAGCCCAAGTATTATAATTATCAAAATCTCCATTGCTAAACCATTCCCCATCATTAGCACTAGAATTTATATAAATATTTATGGTTGGCAATTTTACTCTCCAGCAGAAATGTAATTAATAGCTATCCTATCTTTATAGAAATTCCATTAATATTAAAATTTGACCCGTCTGGTGCGGTTTTGTCTAAGCCAAAGTCAATATAGCCTATAATTACATCATCGGTTGAAGTATCATCATAAAGAATGGCTCCAGGGGAAGGACCTATTGAGCCACCAGAGGCAGTCCATGAAACATTGTCATAATCAAAATAGGCCTTGTCTTCTGTTTCGGATATACCAGAATCAAGCAGCGAAAGCACATAGTTATCTTGGGTATAACCGTTTCCACCCCCAAGCTCATCATCAGCCACGCACCTCTCATCACCACTGCCAGTTTCTTCCACCAAGCCGCTAGTATCTGTAACTGTAATAGCAGAGGCAGAGACTGAGCTAATAATCTTAGTGGTATTGTTTCCCCCATTTGTAAAGCCTGATAATGTTATTTTATTGCCCGCTACAAAGCCATCGTCAATAAAGCTTCCAGAAACCCTTGTAATCTGCAAGCTAGCATTAATGTTTAGGGTAGTTGTCCCAGTATCTGCCTTAATGTTTTTGCGATAATAATGCAAATCTTGGTTAAACGTAAAATCGTCACGCATAAGTAGTATTTTTATATTATCGCTAGTAAGGTCGATGGCCTTCTTAGCAACTTGCAGTTTAAAATTATTAGACAATGTTGAAGGCATGCTTATCCTCCATTTAAATTTTTAAAACTATTCATTATTCATAGAATAACTCACGAAGCTGGAATAGTAAGCTCAAAGGTGTCTATTGTTTGGGTAGCGCCAGAAACAATACTTATCGAGCTCATATTCAATTCAGCCCCAGAAGTGGAAACATTGCCCTGAATTCTGTAATCTGTCTCGCTTGCTAGTAAAGAGTCGGAAGAAGTTACCAATCTAAAATATCCGGCAGTGCCAGAATTGCTCGCCACACCAGACCATATATCGTCATTTTTAGCAATTACTCCATCATCTGGCAGGCCAAACTTTAAAGTATTCTTAACACTAGCAGCCCTTACTTCGCTGGTAACGGTAAATGTCCCAGTGGAGCCACTGTTTTTGGCAATTGTAAATGACCCCCCAGCAATCCTATGTTCTACATATATCTCTCCGCCTGTGCCGATAGCAACGGCCTGTAATTGCGGAATATCGTTTAACATCTGAGCAACTTTTAGAGCAACATCATCTACACCTCCAGCATCTGGAGTATTCGTATAAGTATAAGAAGTTGGCCCGACACCATCTACCGTAACATCAATAATAAAAGTTTCACCTCCAGCATGAGAACCTATCACTATTTTCCCCATTTGTGGGGTAGAGCGGTCTCCGCTGCTTACGGAACCACTAGATTTAGTTATCTTGCAAAGCAGGGTGCCAGTAGGGGCAGCATCGGCAGAAGCTGGAGCCGTCCCAGAATAAATGTAAAGCACCGCATCCTCAAATGCCTTTCTAATAGACCCACCACCGGCCAAAAAGTTTCTTAATCCCGTAGAAAGTTTAAGTGCCATTTGCTTATTTCCTCCTTGTTTTGATTAGTCTTTTAAGGTAACCAAATACTGATTATAATTTCCGTTTTTGCGCAAAACTGCGCAACCGCTTGTCGCACTCTGGGGAACATAAACCCCTTTAGTGGCATTTAATAAAAACCCTTCATTGCTGCCAATAAAAACTCCATTTGGCGAAGTCCAAATAACTACTGTGCCCTGAGCACGAAGATTATCAACATTTTGGGAATTGGTTTTAACTGCCGTGCCCTCTATGGCTCCGCTATTTTCTTTTAACAATAGAATAGAATCTTTAATATCAGAACCAGCTAAAAAATAAGTCCTATTATTCTTTTCTGAAACCCATACTCCGGTTTCTACCGCCGCAAGCATGGTTATACGAGAGCCAAACATTATAAAGTTTTTCCGTTCATCCATAATGCCAGGGAATACAGCATCAGAATAATAAATCGTTGTATCCCTAGCCACCAATAACCGGCCATTAAACCATTCTATTAAATGACCAGCAGGCATAATCTTTTTATAAGTAGCATCATCAGGAATCTCAAAATCATAATAAGTTTTATCTTTAATGTAACCAATAATGTGCCCATTAGTAAGGTAAATAAAAGGCGGAACATAAACATAAGAAAATGGCGCATCGCCAACATTCTCTTTAATTAAGGGAAAGCTTCCGTCTGAATCAATCATCATTAAATTACCATTATCCACAAAAAGCCCTATATCCCCGTTTGCCCAAAGAGAATGTATCTTAGTGCCAATATATATTGCGCTACCATAACCAGCTCGCCGATGCACCATTAAGTCGTCATCAATATCTACATTAAGGCATTCAGTTAGATATGCCTTGTCTTTGGTCGCCAATACCCTGGTCGAGTCAGAATAATTGTTTTTGCCTAAAAAATCCCTAATAGAAAGCAATGGCACCGTATTCATATTTCATCCTCAAATAAAGGCTGGGTGAAGCTCTACGGTTGAAGTCCCGATAACATCTTTATTGTTTTCCCTGAAGGCTTTATTGATTAAGGATTGAAAAATAAGGCTATTTTCCATAGCTAACTTCTTATCAAAAGTATCAGCATCCTGTTTGCTATAGCACTCAGCTAGAACGCCAGGGATTATATAGGAATGATAGCGAGCTGGTATTTCTGGTTCACCGCTAAGAGACGCAAGGCTTAATGGAGTAAGTGGCAGCCTGTAAACGATTAAATCTACATCATAATCATCATCTGGGGCAGGAATAAAAGTAATATAGCCCGTGGTTATATCTTCTGCAAAATACCTTGGCCTATCAGCAGTCGCAGACCGCCATGTGCGATAACTATTTTGAAGCCAATTAAGGTTTACCTTATAAATTTCGCCACCAGTATCAGCAAATGAAGCAGATTTTACTTTGACAATAGAAGCATGCTTCTGATAAGAAGCGCCACCAGTGGCACTGATAGATAATTTGCATACAGCATTAGTAACAGAATCTGTTATCAGATATGCTTCTGCTGCAAGCTTTTCAATAGCATTATTGATATAAATTACCAATTCCCTATCACTCCACAAATAAGGCTGGATAGTATCGTCAAGCTTAAACCTTATGACGTTAATTAACTCTTGTAGGGTCATCTGGAAAAACCTCCATGCTAAGGTCGCCTTTATCAGTTATCGGAATAACGGTAGTGCGGGGAATAATTCCATGACTTGAAATAATTAAAGCAACATCCAATAAGCATCTATGTTTTAGTAAAACAGCGTCTATCTCTCTTGCGCATTTAGCCGCTCTTTCCGTTGGGTCTACCAAAATATCATCTTGAGCAATATTTTCTTTTTTCTTTTGTTCTTTATCTTTTTTATCCATATTTCCCCCTCCTATTGGCCTCCAATAGATGAAATTAAGGCGGGGGATTTCCCCCCGCCGACAAGGTTAATTCAAGTCAATGCACTCTATATAGAAAGTAATCACAGCATCGTCTAGGTCATCCGCATCATTGTTAGTTACGCCGATAGACCATGCTGAGGCAGATACATACCCGCCAGCGCTAACATAGGCCCCAGCACCAATCGAAAACGCTTTAGAGGCAGCGGTCATTCCATCAATAAACCCATCCGCATCTACAGCAACCCCAGCAGTAGTAAAGCTACCCACATCAATATCGATTACGGAAGTATCGGTATCGCTCACATAAGCGTAGACATTCTTCACCAAAACATTAGCGGGAATATCACATAAGCCCAAAATCTCATTTTGGGCTAAGGGATAATCGCTGAAATCTACCGTTTTTTTAATGACAAAATGCTTTCCTTTCCCATCATAGGGGAGAGAAACTGTTTCGTATTGGGTTAAATCCTGCGTAAAGGCCATCTTAAAACCTCCTTAAAATTTTTAAGCCCGCACTAGGCATTGCTTAACCTAGCGCGGGGTTATGGAATGGTTAGCTCTTACTTGTAGCAATACAGCAATCCAATGGCTTCTGGTTTTAGAACCTTAAAGCCGTAGATATTCAAGCCACGCACCAAGTCTCCAAAGGTGCTTTCGGCTCTAAGGGTTTCAACCTTGGTCATCTGGGAAGCGAAAGAAATAGCCGATTTATGACCGAAAAGAACATAAAATGCAGTCTTGGTGCCATCGGTAGCGGTGTAGAGGTTATTGCTGGTATAAAGAGTGAAGCGGTCAATCATCCCTAATCGGCCATTTCTTAATACAGAGGTGCCATCTCCAGTAATAGAAGCATCTTTTAGGTCACTCTTTTTAATTAATCCAGCAAACCAAGGTGGAATTACTATCCAACGATTCTGCTCAGGAATATCCTGCTCGTCTAAAACTGTTCCGCAATCAACCAATATATCTAGCACATTAGTCTTGGTAACCTGATAAGGAGAACCGCTGGTGCCGAGATTAATGCTTCCAGAATCCTTCCCAGCGGTAGCCCCCTTGTTATAAGAACTCACATCAGCATAAACAGAGCTGAGAATTTCTGCGTCAATTTTGATTTTCATCTGCTCAGCGGCATCATCAGACCAATCATCGAGAAGTTTTAAGTCTGACTGATAAGCCACTACATCATCGCAGGTGAAAGCAAAATATTTTCCTTTGTCAATAAGCAACTCTACAGGAGTAGATTCTGGACGCTGATAGACGAGATTCTGCCCAATTACATAGTCGTTAATGGTTATATCAGGAGTCGTTCTGATAATAACCTTGTCGCCATAATTCTTAATTTCGCCTTCGTAATCGGTATTGGCGATTTCCCCGAATACGGTTGACATATAGAATTTGACAAGCAATTTCCCCGACCAAATCTCAGGGATAAATTTGCTCGTCCCAGACGAAGAATAATTTGGATGGCTAGGTGCAATTGGATACATCTTGTTTTACCTCCTTAAAGATTTAAGGAGCTACCCCTCAACCACCCTACCTTCCATGACAGCCTTATTAATTTTGGCCTCGATTTCGTTCATAAGTTTTTCTCGGCCATAAAAGCGGCCACGGGCTTTATCCTGGTAGAACTGGTTGATAAAGCTCCTCGTGATAAATTCCGCCTGTCCAGACGATGAAGGCACAGAAGCTGGGCCGCTAGGCGGCATTACAACTTGCTGAGGCCGAGTCGTCTGATTAGGCGCAGGATTATTAGTTTGAGGAGACGCCACAGGATTGCCCCCGCCCATACCCATCTCTTTCTTAAAATCGTTTAACATATTTATAACTGCCTGAGAATCAAAGGCAGCTTGAGCTTCTTTAAGCAAGTCTAAGCGTCTTTTAGGGGAATAACGGTCTTTCTTGAGAAGCCATTCCGCCCAAATGTTAGAATTATCATTACAAATCGTTTGCCAATCTGGGACTGCCGACTGAATCTCTCTCCAGAATTTTTCCTCTAAATTTTTAACGCTTACCTGCTCAATCGAAGCAAGCTTTTCCTCTATGGCCTTTTTGGTATTATTAGCAACTTGGTCAACAGCAAGGACTACAAAATCAAAAATATCAGGGAAGTTTTCCCTGAAAGATTTCAGCCTATCGTCATTACTATTTCTTAAAATATCAGCCAGGCTGGTAGCTTGGACATTAACATCAGGAGCGGCTTGGGTTTGATTATTAGCCACTTGCTGGTTATTTTTCTTCAAGTCTTCAATTTGATTCTCCAAAAAAGCTATACGATAGGTAAGGCGGGGCACCTCAGCGTCATACTTACCCTGTAAAACCCTATATCTTTGCTCCCACTTGGCACACTCTGGGCAAGGCGCCGCTTGGGGTGCCTGTGGCGGCGCAGGTGTAGTTTCACCTTGCGGAGCCTGTGGGGCAACAGCGGATTCTACCACTTGCGCTTGAGGCGCAGCATTTTGCTGATTATTTACATCTTGGGGAGCCGCCGCTTGGGTATTCCCCACCGGTGGGACAGCCTGTGGTTGGTCTTGTCCCAATAATTGTTTAGCCATTTCATCTGCCAATTTGGCTTGTTCAGCCACCTTTTTGGGTATTCCCATTTTTTCTCCTTTCTTGCGAGCTACGCTCAGCGTAGTCTTCGCTAGGTTTTCTCTGACAGAGCCCTGGGATTAGGTATTCTGCCAGGGTTAAAAACTAACTATTTTTATTACCCATAATGTCAGAAAGTTTTGTTCTACTAGCAAACCACCAACCAACAGCGGTAGTGGTCAAATAAAGCATAGCCAAAATAATCATCTTGCTAAGCTCATAAGCCTGGTCTGGATTCATCGGTATCTTTGCCGTAGCTAGTATCTCCTGAAGCTTAATGTAGAAATACGTAGAAACAACACACAAATAAAGGGTCAATCCTGGCCTAGTTATTCCCCTAATAAAATCCACCAACACCATCAAAATCGCCACAATCCACCTTAGGCCATTTGGTAAATCGGCAATAGAATAACCCACAAAGTAATTTGCCTTATCGCTTTTAAAAGACTCCGCCATAGCCGTAAATTCGGCGGCCTCTTTGGTCGCCGCAGCTTGTTCTCTAGCAATCACCACATCTCGGTTTGTCTCTATTTGTAATACTCTTTCTTCGTGCTCCCACTTTAGCTTTTCCTGCTCCATTCTTTGTTTGGCATTTAAATAATCGAATATCTTAGTAATTATGCCGCCCAGCAATCCCGTTATTCCGCCACCAAATATCGAAGCCAAAATATCTAACACCTTGCTTCCTCCTTTATGGTTAAGACGAAATTATTATTTCCGACCACTTGATTAAAATCAGTTACGGCGGAGATTGACATTAGAATAGCTAATTGATTATTTATTTTTCCCACTTTATGCCCCAGCAAAATACATCCCGAAGAATGGCTTATAAATCCCTTGTCTCTATCGCCCGCCAAGTTTCCCTTGTGTATCAAAATCCCCGAGCGGCCAGGAACATTTTTAAGTAGATAAGTTTGGCCAAACTTAGCAGATAAGCAGGGAATCGCAAAATATTCACCGCAGGGAATACAACTCTTATTGGGGGCATTGTCACGCCAGGGTAATTCCAAAGTAAAACAGCTAAAATTAAATTGGGGGATAAACATTACCCCAAGCGTGCCCTGCTCTGACATAAAAAACCTATTTAAAAATATTCCCAGCAACTTTTTATCTACCGTTAGCTATTCTATCTATTCTTTGGTCTAATCTATCTATTCGGGAATCCATTCTCATACCAAGCGATTTAATATCATCCCGAATGGCCTTCATTTCGTCGCATATTACCTTTTGAAAAGAACTGCATTTTTCTATGTCCTGTTTTGTGTCTTCAAGTTTGTTTATTCGTTTGTGGATTCCCAAGACATCGAGGACGGCCACTATTACACCGCCGACCCCGCCAAAGCCCACTGACTGCCACAGGTCAGCCATTGGTTTATATCCTTTCCCCTTTATTTATTTTTAATAATTCAAAAAATGCCTCCCATTGTTCTTTAGTAATTTCAGACGAAGCCAAAGTTAATCTAAGAGAAGGAGAGCTAGTTTTCAAAAGAGAATCATCGCAATAAACTAATACATTGCCCTTCCCATCTTTAATAGACTTAATAGACGGCACATAATAAACAGCTATAATATGCGCCTCTGATTTAGGAGCCGCCTTGACCAATACAAAAACGAGCACATACTCATCAGGATTTTGAGGATTAAATTTCTCGCCAGCTATTACCGCAATCTTTTTTTCTTTATCTATCATAATGGGAATCATGCCATCTGGTTCGCCCCAGCTTAGGAAATCGGGAAGACTATCAGGAACCTCATATTTTTGGGTAGGAGACCATTCTAAGGTCTTAGGAAAAGCAAAGTATACAAAAAAGCCAAGAGACGCGATATAAACCATTAATATCGCAGATATTAAAAGAATAAGGGCGCCACCATTTTTATTGTCTTTCTTTTTTCTCATTTTATTCTCCTTTTTATTAAACACTCCCCTCATCCCACAATCTTGGCTCATTGCATCCATAAACTTCTCTTTCCGTTTGCCAATTCATAATCGCAAATTTAGCGTGAATCTCTCCCCTATCGAATAACAAGCCTGGCGTAGCAATCAATAGACAATATTTATGGCAAGGCCTGAAGACTAAATGAAGCTTTGGAATCACGAGCCACTTCCATTTAACTATATAAATCTGCAAGCTAAATAAAGCATTCCAAAAGTTTTGAGTAGTTTTATAAGGTAATCTCCAGTCAAATAATCGCCAGTATCCATCTAATCCTTTATAAAGTATCCTGAGGTCATAAATAGTAATTGCCCAATCTGGCTTTACAGAAATTTTTTCTGTAATCCAGCACCCGAAGTTTCGCCATTCGTCTTTATTCTTGGGCAATCTTATGTAATCCCAAATGCTCATTTAA